CGCTGGCATCATCTCATTCATGCCAGTGTTTTGTGCAATAGAACTTTTTGGAGCCATAGCTTTGGCAGCATCAGCAATACCACCTTGTGGCATACCCGCAGCCATCACTACCTCTTCAGCTACAGTGGGCATATCTTGTGCCTCTCTGCGCTTGAAGTCATTACGCATACGCTGACGCCGCTTTAACTCCGCAGTGATAAACACAGGGGGTGCCATCCCTGTGGGCATTTGCATTTCTCTTACTAGAGCTTGATCTGGTAAGTCTTTAAGGGCTTCAGTTTGCTCTAGTATGTTCATCTTTCTTCCAATCCTCTATACAGGCCCAATCCAGATATACCTGCCCCCAAGGCTTGCTGTATTGGATTATATGCTTGATAGGTAGCCGTGCTGATATCAGGCTGTATAGGCATACCGCTAAGTAAACCAGCAAACCTTTCATACTGACGCATTGGATAGTCCTGCTGACGCAAGAAGTCCTGATATGCAAGGTCAAGTCTTGCCTGATCCTCGCCTCTAATGTCACGACCAATGGTCTCAAGCAACTGGGCACCCTGTATGTCTGCTGCCCTTGCTCTCTCACCATAGTCTACAAGCCCTCTACCAGCCCCTAGAGCGGCCTGATACGCAGCTAGGCCCTGACCCGCACCAAACTGTCTTGACGCTTCTCTAGCAGACTGCACCCGCGCTCTCTCAGAGGCCTCTGCTGCCTGTATCCTAGCAGCCTCGTCAAGGCTTATACCCTGAACGCGAGCAAGCTCCGCAGCTTCAGACGCTTGAACCCTTGCGGCCTCATCCAAACTAATGCCCTGTGTGCGAGCAAGCTCTGCTGCCCGTGCATTTTGAACCCTTGCATCTTCTGCAACATCAATACCTTGCACACGCGCTCTTTCAGCAGCTTCTGAAGACTGTATTCTAGCTGCTTCATCCAAGCTAATCCCTTGAGTTCTGGCGAGTTCAGCCGCCTCTGACCTCTGGACCCTAGCCGCTTCGTCAAGACTAATGCCTTGGGTCCGTGCAAGTTCAGACGCTCTAGCGTTCTGTACTCTGCCAGCCTCACCAGCACGACCAGCTTCCATTCTGCCGATCTCACTAATATTCAAGCCTTGAGTTCTACCAAGTTCCGCTGCACGGCGAGCATCAACTTCCATCTGTGCTGCTCTGTCAGATTCAAACGCCTTCATTGCCTGTTGGAACGCGGCCTGACTTCCAGCCGCTTGGATATCACCAAGTTGCTCTTGCAAGCCCTCTTCTGCCATGCCTTGCTGTACGGCCTGACGCGATCCACCAAATGCGCCAGCACTTATTGCCCCCGCATCTCGCGCTGCTTGGCTTCTGCCAAAGTCTTCACGGGCCTCACGCTTCTGAACGTCCACCACATTCTGCATGTATGGGTCCATATACTGCTGGACTTCAGCCCCAGTAAACTGACGGGCTGGATCAAAGTCATATTGGTCAGCAGTCTGAGCGGAGAACTTAGCTTCTTGGAAATCTGCGAATGGGTCAGCACTGCCAGCCCTAAACCCAGCGTATGGATCTGCTCTACCAGCCTGAAAACCTGTGTACTTAGTGCCTCTACCCGCTCTAAAATCAGCGAATGGATCTGCGGAACCTGCGCGGAAGCCAGCATATGGATCAGCGCTGCCCGCTTGGAACCCTGTATATTCGTCAAATGCACCTGTATTGTAGTTAGCTAACCCCTCAAGGCCCGCAATCCCTCTGCGCTGTAGGGCAACTGCCTCATCAAGACCCCCAATAGGTGTTTCAGCAATGCCACGAACCATAGCACGGGATGTATTGATATCACCGTAATCCTCAGATCCTGCCATACGCTCACCACCATACGGCACATATGTAGATTCACCCGCAAGATCCCCATAAGCAGGATCATCAGGATAAAATGGTTGTGTAGCTTCCTCAGATCCCTTCAGAAGCCTTTGAAAGTACGGGTCTGCGTAATCTGGCAGACTTACTGTTCTTGTGGTGCCGCCAGACTGTACCTGCTGTGATCCCTTGCCCATCCTATAACTCCATGCGGTATGCTATATACTCTGAATAAAAGCCGTTCCCCCGTAAAGCTCTTTCCCAACCTTTTCTGCCGTAACCTTCAAGATGTTGGCAGTCATTTTCTTTTGCGAACCGACCTATTGTTTCAATAACAGTGTCTTTCCACTTGTGTAGTTTAGTGCCACCAACAAAATCAAGAACCATAGCCTTCCTTCTAGGGTATGTTGCTATCCTTGTTGTTATCGCAGCGACCATATTATCCTCTTCATCAAGAACTACCCAAAGAACGTATATGTCTCTAAGGATTCCATCTAAAACATCTAAGATGTTTATCTTCCCCCTAGATGTATCCTCAACGCTCTTTCTCAGTAACTCTTCAACATCCTTCCAAACATGCTTTACAGCCTCTTTAGGAACTGTGCTAACTCTCAACCCCCACCATCTCCCTTATTTTCTCTGGAGCTTTCTCTTCAGACTGATTGATGATGTCTAAGAAATCACTGCCAAACTCGTCTTGGATAGCCTTGGTTGTAGGCTGTCTCATGACGAACTCCCCCTCAGTGAGAAGAACATCTTGCTCACCGTCCATTGTGGCAGGGATCATGTCATCTTCACCAGACCCATCACCCATGCCCTCAACCATTCCCTTGTCACCATTAGCAAAGCGTTCAATGGTATCATCTAATGCACCTGACTGTACTTTCTCAACCAGATCTCTTAGTGCTTCCTCGCCGTACTCACTAAGGAATATGCCAAGTGCAACCTCTGGTGTGTCAGACAATCCTTTGATTGCCTTAACTGCCTCAACGATCACATCCTTTTCGTTCATATCTTCTTGTGCTTCTACCTCACCACCCTCTGCAAATCCTTGTAGAGTTGCTGGCATAACACCCTGAGGGTCTACAAGTGAGAACGGATTTTCATCAATGCGATTAAGGTTAGGCATCATATCAAACCCGTTGTTTGAGTCAGGCCGCATTGGTCTAGCAAAAGGATCTATGGGCTTTGATTCAAAGAGGGTGTCATATAATGGCAGTTGGGCTGGGCCAGAAGGCTGTATAGCGTCGCTCAAAAACTGCTGCTGTTGGAATACATTTGGGCCAAATCTATTCTTAGCCATCGTCTCAACTTCTTGAATAAATGGCTTAACCTTTTCGCCAGTAGTTGAGTTAATGCCCTGTGTAAGCGCATTAGCTAATGGATTAAACGCTGGATGCCCATACTGATTTTGTGGGAAAAGCTGACTAGCATGACCAATACTCAATATCCCACCACTACCCAACATCCCACCGCCACGCATCTTCTTTACCTCACCACCTTCAGCAAACATATTGCCAAACATGCCAGCAGGGGGTCTGTAATTATTTACATAATTAGAAAAGGGAAGATTCTCTTCAACTTCAGGCTGTGCCACAGGTGGGCTGTAACTGATCATAGTTTCTTCAGCCGTGCTGTCTGGATTTTTCTTGGGCTGATAAGATCTAATGCGCGGCATAGGCGGTGGAATGTCGTAAGTTTTTTTCTCTGGCATCTTCATAGTGGGTGGATTCAGTGAGCTTCCAACCAATGCGGCAGTGCCCACACCGGGAAGTGTCGCGCCAGCCAAACTACCCTGCAATCCTTTACTGGTAACTCCTTTTAAGAAAGCGTTCTTGCCGCCCTCCTTCATGGCAGCATCAATGGCGGCTTTAGTTGCCCCACTGGTAGTGTCTCCGATTGCACCAGACAAAGCCGCGTTGCCGCCGCCCGTTAAAGCACCCATAGCTTTGCCACTCAGTCCAGCTATCAATCCAGTTTGAATACCCTTACCCACATCACCTGTCTCAAGGAATGATCCTAGACCTGCACCTATACCTGCTAGTGTGGGTGCGCCAAAAGCAGCTAACCCAGCGGCGGCAGTTCCAGCAAGCATACCAGAGCCAGCTAAAGCAGGTAATCCAAATCCTAAGAGTAAGGGTAGAGCCATCTGTTTACCTCAAAGTTTTGTAGATGATAACATCTACATCGTAAAAGTTCAATTGAACTAATCTATCAGTTCAAAGTGCGGTCCATCAATGAAGGGCCTGCGTCCTTGGCTCCTTCTTAAATCTATATAGGCATTCATTGCCTCTTCCATTGTACCTTCCCATTTACGGATATCCATTGGATACGGCATGTCAGGTGTTCCCCAAGCAGCGCCCCAACAAACAGGAACTCCCAGTTGTGTTGCAGCCTCTTTGATTGCATCTGCAAGATCATCATAGACAGACAGTTCCCAACTCGCCCTGCCATTTATGTATGCCATGATATCGAAAGCCTTACCCTCAAGATGCTTAGATTTCATGGTCTGACTGGCACCCTTGTCAACAAGTTCTTTCTGCTGTTCAAGAGTTCTCATGCCCTGCACCACACCAAAGTCTGTCTTGGTCATGGTTATCGCCATCTTGACTACGGCCTGTAGCCGATCATCAATTCCCTCAAGACGATCAAGGCTACGCCTGCTTAACTTAAAAGACATTACTTTTTCCCTATAAATTTATTAAGACCACGCAAACCAAACGATGCTGAGATAGCAATCAAAAGGGCATGCATATACCAGTCGGGCGCTTGTTGTAGCTGTTGAAAGCCATGATGGACAACGCCTTCCATGCCCGGTATGAAACAAAGCACCATTGGAACCGACAGGACAATTACGAAAAATTCGTCCTTCCAAGACCCGCCTGAGTTCTCTGCCATAATGCGCTCCCAGTCGGCAACGCTTGTCTCTTTTGACAAAAGTATCTGGGCTTTCGCCTTCGCCTCAGTCAGCTTTAGCTCCGCAGCGGCAGCGTTCTTATCAGCCTTACCCTGCAACCATGATCCAGCAAGGTTTGCTATCGGCCCTAGTGCAGCGGTAAAAATACTCATACGCCCTGACCCTGTACCATTGCACGACCGCGCTCGAACTCATCGTTCATCATCTGCCTGCCGCCTAACCTGTAGTAGTTTTCCGCAGCGTAACGCATCGCAGGGCTAATGTTAGATCTGTCTGATAGGCCCATAATACCTCTCAGTTGCGGTGGCATCTGGGGCGCTGGCAGCATTGGCATCTGTAAAGGTGGTGGGGCTGGTGGCGTAGGTTGAGCGCCCCCCGCTGGTGGAAGAATGCCGCCGCCTTGCTCTTGCTGCATACGCATACGGTTACGCAAGAACGCATTGTTTGGGTCAAAGTCTGTTGAATTAGGCGCATTGGGGTCTGTAATGGTAGGCGCTGGGCCTCTATCACCAGAACTAACAGACATTTGCCCGTCTGCCCCAGTAGTAAATCCATATTGCTGACCATCGGCATACTGCTGTTGGGTTAGCCCCGTGCCCATGAAGTCTTGATCTGCTCTTGATTTAGCAAACGCGGTCCTCTTATTGTAAGCGTCAATCATCTCTTGAGTTACGCGGTCATCACCTTCTCCAAAAGGCTCTAATGGCTGTCCAAAAGACAAAAGATTTCTATAGCCTATCCTACGATCAAGATTTGCATCTCTGAAGAAATCAGGCTTTGGTCCATAGCTTGCTAGTGTTGTGGGCGCTGGCAAAGGTGTATACGAAGCACCGCCAAGCTCATCTGAGGGTGACGAAAAACTTCCAGATCCAATTCCTTTTTCATCTCTATACCTGTCAGCCGCTGCACTGCCTTGGTTTTTCTCTATAGTATTGGCAGTTCTCTCATCATAGCCAGAAGGCTTGCTATCAGAAATACCAAGGCCGTATGAGATATCATCAAAAATACCCATTACTTAGACCCCGCTTCTTTGCTCATCCAGATGCCAAAGCAACCTGTGAGTGCGCCCATGCAGACAGATACCAGACCTGCCGACTGTGTTGTGTGTGCCTCTGGTGGCAAGCTCATAAACCAATGCACTGCCTGATAAGTCAACACCGTGACAACAAACATCATCAGGCGAGGAAACACCTTCCAGTCATCTATAATATTCTTAGCCATGTCAGTCTCCTACGTCGATACCGCTGCCCGTGTATCAACACGCAGCCAATTAGATCCATCACCAAACGCAACAACAGGGCTACCTGCTGCCCCATCAGAAACGTATATCAATGTGCCAGTCTCAACGGTTGGTAATGTTGATACTGTATATGTGGGCAGTGGCATACCCACAGTATTGTTTGCTGCCGTAGCAGACTTGAGCCTAAGTACCGTATTGCTTTCGTATACAGTGCCAACCTCGTCTGACGCCTGTGCAGATGCTGGGATCTCAATGAGTATAGGCTTTGCTATAGCAGGGTTTGTAATCTGAGTTGCAAACACAGAGAACGAACGAACCACCTCTGCCATATACTGTTGTGTATACTGGGGTGGTGGTACAGGAAAGAATGGTACTGGAGCTATGGACATTATCTTCTCCCGTCAGATCTTATATCAACGCGAGGAATACCCAACCGCCACAATACATCTGCATCTGTTGACTGGATCTTGAATGTAAAGCTGCGGCCTCGCAGTCTGGTCTGATATTGGCTCGTATACTGATCAACAGGCACATTAGATGTCTTTGTAATAGTATCAGTATTGGTTGTTTGGACGGCCTGACCGGGCGCGTTCTTTGCACTCAAGATAAAATCTACCGTGGTATTATCTACATTGGTCTCTCTGAAGTTTAGATCAGGAATTACTCTGGTGACAAAAGAGAATTGATTGCCATCAGAAACTCCAAGATCGCCCGACTCAATAAAGGATGTCATGGCAACGCCATCTGCCTTTGCGCCTACTTCATGGTTAAATAAATAGTTGTCTGTACCTGTGCCCACAGGAAGCGAGGATATACCACGATCAAGCCATGCTGTACGGTCCAAAGTGCCTATGTACCAAATGCCTTCTTGATAATTGTAAACTACATACTTGTCATTCTCATCAGAACTTGCAGAGGGGTAGAACCACCACACTTCAGAGAACGATATATTTGATCCTGCAATAACCTTGTCCGATTGTGCGGAGTTAAAGTCGTTAAACACATGATCACGAACCGTACAAGGCAGACGCTGTACCGCACCGTTGTAAGTGTAAAACTCCGCTGCGCCCATCCAGTATACTGCATCATCTACTGCGACCGCCGCCTTTGGTGCAGCAATACTTATGTTGCTAGAGATAAGGTTGATACCAAACGTAAACGGTGGTCCGATAAACTGCATTGCGTAGATGGCAACGTCCGTAAATACTAGGATTTGCTGCCTTGTTTCTACTGCTTGTACGATCTTTGAACCAGAATCAATTCGCAGATCACCCGCTGTATTCGTAGTAGTAGGATACCAATCAATAGGATTCTCTTGGCTTGAGAACCTAATCAGCATAGGATCTTGCTCTCCATCGCCCTTCGCTGTCGATGAGCTTGCACCCAAACCGTCAGCGCCAAAAGCAATAACGTGCCTATCACGATCTGATAAAAGTATTTGCGCCGCCTTCTGGGGCACAGATGTTGGCGTTCCTGTCAACGTAGAAAGCTCTATGCCTCTTGTGGTCACATCGTTTGTTTTGTCCCAATAGAACACCTGACCGTTACGTTCATTGAAGATAAGGTCTTCGCCAAAGTTATCGTGAGACCAGACCCGCAGGTTTGTTTCCGCAGTCTGTGTACCCGTGGCGGGGGCCTCACCCCAACCGTTAAAGTTGTCTGCACTATCGGTATTGCCCAAGGTAAGAAATATGTTTGCCCCATTGGAATGAGTGGCAGGGCTGCTTCCATTAGCACCGCGAGAAACTGTCAACGTGTCTGTGGCTACAGAAGATACCGTCATGAGTTCGCTGCCCACCAGAACAACGTCATTGGTTGCAAAGTTTGAGCCTTGCCCTGTGGCTACATCTACCCCTGTCTCAGAAGCATCCAGATCTTCTGCTATGGTGGTTTGGAATGCACTGTTGTTCGTACCACCCCAAAGTCCAGCACCCCAACCAGCGCCCTCAACAGAAGAGTTAAGACCTGTACCTATCTGGTAGGTTCCAACCACACTGCTGCCACCATTCCCTGTGTCGCTGCCATTAGCGTTTACAGCAGTAGCGTTCAGACCACCTGTAACTGTGATACTAGGGATAGTGCTAACAGTACGCGCAGATATTTTGTACTCGTTACCGTTTAAAACTTCTGTAATTTGGTACTCTTGGTTCAGTATCGCTGCCGTTATGTTACCACCTAACGAAACTGCTCCAGAGAAAGTCACAAAATCATTTACAACACAGCCGTGGTTCACATCCGTAACCGTGATCACAGGAGAGCCGTTTGTGGCAGCAAAAATAACATCGCCCGCAGATGTGGTTAATCTAATGGGTGTAATGTCGTTATATGCTGTACCTTGCTTAATGTAATACTTTTGCTCTGTTCCTACACCTAGAAACCTTTCGCCGTTAAGGGCGACCCATTCATGCAACCCACGGCACATCCCAATAAAAGCATTGCCTGAGTTCTTTTCCCAGCCGTTTAGCTTTTCTGGATACCCAAATCTAAAGCGCACCTTATCGCAGTCCACCCAACCATTCTCTTCAGAGTACGGGGTGATCTCTTTGTTTATGCCAGCTTTAAATCTAAGGTCTGTATAAGCCATTATCTAAGCTCTGCCCATGTAACCAACGACGCATTATTCGCAGATAACTCGTAATACTGATTATTGGGAATTATTGCACTAATAGAGGTTTGACCATTAACATCTTTTTGACCACCTAATTGTATTGAACTACTCATGTTCGAGTTTGAAGATACGTCCAAAATTATAGTGCTGCCGGTTGCTGGCTGACCTGTAACATTTACACATATAGGTCTACCTGTAGTATTTTGGTATGTCGCGTTATAACCCCTACTGGATGTCATGTTTTGCCACGTTTGATTAACGCCAAGACCTGCATTAGCATCTATAGCAGCCTTCACCTTAGCGGGGGAAACTATAGTTTCAGTTGTGCTTGTACCTGTTTCCCAAACAGACTCCGCTAAAGTTGTGTTTGCCGCCTTGCCGTTTATTTGGGTTTGTATGGCAGAGGTTACGCCATCCAAATACCCGACTTCTGTGCTAGTCACGGCAGATACTGCGACCTTCCCGCTTGCATTGGATATAACTGCCCTATTGGCTGTAAGGTTAGCGTCATCAATAGTTGTAGCGGCTCCCGTAATAGTTGCCTGTTTGCTATCTATTTGTGTTTGAATCGCAGATGTTACTCCATCTAAGTAACTAAGCTCTGTAGCAGTTATCGAAGAAGCCGCAACCTTTCCGCTTGCATCAGAATAAAGTGATCTCAGTGCGGTGAGGTTTGAGCTTGTAATGCTACTAGCTGCACCTGTGATAGTGGCTTGCTTACCGTCTATCTGAGTTTGCACAGCGGATGTGACACCATCCAAATACCCAAGCTCTGTGTCCGTGACCGCAGATACCGCAACTTTGCCACTAGCATTAGATATAACCGCACGACTTGCTGTAAGATTTGCATCATCAATGGTGGTTGCGGCTCCTGTAATAGTTGCCTGTTTGCCATCAATTTGTGTCTGGATGGCAGAGGTTACGCCATCGACATAATTAATCTCTGCTGTAGTCGCTGTTACACCATCCATAATGTTAAGCTCTGCCGTTGTAGCAGTGACCCCATCCATAATATTAAGTTCTGCCGTTGTGGCAGTAAGACCATCTAAGATATCGAGTTCAGTTGTCGTTACGCCTGATACTGCAACCTTTCCGCTCGCGTTAGATATAACCGCCCTACTGGCTGTAAGATCAGCGTCATCAATAGTTGTGGCTGCGCCTGTTATCGTTGCTTGCTTACCATCAAGCTGAGTCTGTATCGCAGATGTAACCCCATCCACGTAATTCAACTCCGCAGCCGTAGCGGTGATAGAAGTGCCCGCTATCTGTAGCGTTGTGGCGTTTACCTCGCCAGATGATCCGTAGATCACAGCCTTACTGTTAGCGATAGTGCCCGCCGCTGAACCGTCCAGCAAATTCAATTCCGCTCCAGATGTAGTAACGCTAGTAGCACCAACATTAAATGGGCTGGATAAGTCTGTTATGTTCTGCACCGCAGCGGTAAAGTCGGTTACTGCCGCACCAGATCCTGCACCATCTGCAAGAACGATAGCTCCTTTACCAACCTCAAGAGTAACATTTCCACCAGACCCCTGCGTTATAATCAACGCTTGGTTTGTCGAGTTCAGCAACATATACATTCTGGCTTTATCATTCTGTGACAAAGTTACAGTACATGTGCCACCGGGCGACCCCGTAAACTTTATAGCCTTATAATGCCCATCTTCCGCAGAAGAAGGTTGTGCGGACAGAGTTAGGGTATATGTCGTTGAGCTTAGGGCAATGGACTCAAAACCGTTTGCTGCACGATCTAATATTTGAAGGTTGACGTTAGTGCTAGAACCCCATGTTCCAGCCTCATCACCTGTGGTTATTAGTTTAACGCCATTTGCGTCTGTATATGTAGCCATCTGAGCGCCTATCTAAAAAGTTCAATTGCACTTAATATACTTTTTATTCCGTTTTTAAGCAACAAGCGTCCATTGTGGATCTTGTGCTGGTGTTACTGTAGCCCAATTTGGGTCTTGATCTGGTAGTATTAAACCGTAAACAGCCGCGCCCCCAATGAATACGGTTATTGAAACTCCCTCTACGGCTTCTCCTAACTTCATTGTGACATCCTGTCCAGCAACACTGAACTGCCCAACATCCAGTCTTTCTGTAAATACAGCACTTGCATCAAAGCCCGTTAGAGAGAATGAACCTGCATCTAAAGACACACCAAACGCAATGCCAAGTCCAACATCTTGTCCTGTAAGCGAGAATAAACCCGCATCAGCTACAAGGATTCTTTGAGCAGAAATACCTGCCGCTTGACCTGTAAGGGCAATAGAGCCCTGATCTAATGCAACGCTGCCCTCAAACCTTGTAGTAAGATCTTGCCCTGTAACTGCAAAGCTACCTACCTCAAGGTTGGCAGTCTTTTTAAAGTTTATTGCTTGCCCAGTGACAGCAAACGAACCATGATCTAGTGCTTCGCTTATTTTTCTGTTTGCCGTGAAACCTGTCAGTGCAAAGCTTCCCGCTTCTGCGTTCATAGATTTCTGGAAGTTTAAGTTTTGACCAGTTGTTACAAAGCCTCCTTGCGCCAAGTCTTCACCTAACGAAATTACTGTGCCTACCGCTTGTCCTGTAACCGCAAAGGAACCTCTATCAGGCTGCTCGCGCAATGCTATTGCAGTTCCCGTATCTTGACCCGTCAGTGCAAAGGAACCAAAGCCCAGAACTCTCGATACCTTGGTGTCCACATTCTGCATTGTAAGCGCAAAGGAACCCTGATCCAGTATGGCACTTACCTGCACACCAAAATCTATGGCCTGACCAGAGGCCGCAAAGCTGCCATGATCTGCGGTCAACCGCATAGCCTTTTGGAAGTTAGTGGTTTGCCCTGTTAAATTAAAACCACCTGTCTCAAAGATTTCACCCACAAGACCAAACGCGGCTTGGCCTGTTACAGCAAAGCTACCCTGATCTAAGATTGCACTTACATCTAGTACAGGAGAGAAGTCTTGACCTGTAAGAGCAAAGGATGCTGCTTCTGCACCATCGGAAAGTCCATAACCTAATTTAAGGTCTGCTGTTTGCCCTGTTGAAGAGAAGCTACCGTGATCTAGAACCCCATTAACGCCAACCCCAACATTTTGCCCCGTGACTGTAAAGCTGCCCGCTCCAAAGTCTTCATTCATAGCTATGTTTGGAGTAACGGTCTGACCAGAAACAGCGAAGCTACCTGTGCCAAAGCCATCACTGAGGGCTATATTAGTTCCAACCGCCTGACCTGTTAATGCAAAAGAACCGTGATCTAAGCTAACAATTGTAGATACACTACCTGAACCCGCTAACGGGGCACCTGCTATGGGGGCTTGTCCTAACATAGCAGAAGACTAACACTGTTTTTAGTTTGAGTCACCATCATATCGACAGGTCCACATGGTCAAGCTATACTTCTTTCCCCCACGCAAAGGCAGCACCTTATGTCCATGTGTTACCATAGACGGAAATAAAATGCACTGCCCAACTTTTACATCCTTGTTTGTAAACCCTTGTCTAGGAAAAACAAGCTCCGCACCAGAGTAATTATCGTTGAGCTTTACACTACCTGTGAACAAAGATGCGTCTGTGTGCAGCCCTAATTCTGTCTGTGTATCCATAGAATAACGCATGGTAAATGCATCCCGCAATCCAAGGTAAACTTCTGGGTTCCAATGCTTTTCGCATATCTTACTAAGTTTTTCTGCCCATTGTTCTGATATCTCGTCCCACAAGCCTAATTCTTTTAGACGTATTTCTTGCGCTGGAAACTTATCACCATTAAGCTCACCCCACCGACCAAGTCTCTCAGACGCTCGTATGTATCTTTGACACTGGCTCTCTGTCATAAGGTCCGTTACCAGTATCTCTGGCGCGACTTCTTCATACTCCAAGCCTTTCTGATACGTGGGAGATAATACCTCTGCCTCTTCTACATACCCAAATGTATCAGCAAGTTGTTTAAATCGTACCTTTGCGTCATCTCCACCATTCCCATGATAGATGCATGGGCAGCACATACCGTTGGATAGTTGACCGTTGACAACCTCAATATCGTCATCGCATTGAAAGATGTAGCCCTCATAATCTAGATTGGTAGAACCCGTTGCTTGCCAGTCAGATGACAGAAATCTTTTCTGCATCCATAGTTGGTCGTCAGAATCATTGGGCACTGCCTCACTAAAAAACTCCTTGAGAGACCCAACCTTACCAATGTACAGGCCACTGTTTAAATACTTATAAGGTGTTAATGATGTGGGAAAGTCAGGTATTAATTTAAAGTCAGGCCAGCATGTTTTTTCTGCTGCGAATATAATATCCGCACCCATGTCCTCATATCTCTCTAGGATAGTAGGCAGTGTATCGTTTATGATTACATCATACCCATCCACAAACATCACAACATCCCCATCATGCAGGTATTCAAGGTGGTTGCGTACAAGGTTAATCTTCTGACCGCCCCCCTGAGCTTCCATTGTGCCCCCCGCCCAAGTAACTTGGCGACCCAGATTTAAGTACGTTATCCCGTACTCTTTTGCAGACTGTTCTAAAGCCCACATTTTACTTTGATCTGTTCCAACTGTTAGTACATGTACCTGCATTGATTCCCCCTCAATCGTGCTTGGTCTAAATTCTCTGGGTATCTGCTTGACTACTTCTGGTGTAAAGAAAAAGTTCGATTGAACTTTTAGCTTGGCAGGCACCCATTCATCTACAGGGACAATAGCATCCTTGTAGCCTTCTATCAATCTCTTGGCGGTTTCTGGTCTAATAGCGTAAGCATGACAATTATACCAATAGCCAAGAGTATTAAGGCGGTATCCCAACCAAACGCTGTCATGCTCTTTTAGTAAAGTATCAACCGCGCTAGGATCAATACTCTCATAGACAGCATCCTCTTCAAGGATTATGCCATTGCGATTAGAGGCGGCTATCTTCTGCCAAACCCTGAGATGGCTAACCGCGCAACCAAACTCAGTAACCAACAGGGGCCTGTCAAGTATTGGATCACGCCACTGCGCGTTTCTAATGCAGCCCGTTTCTTTCTCTACGGCATTCCAGTCTTTTCCCCGTGCATCATACGCAGATCCATGCAGAGAAATTTGATAGACTATTGCCACCTTGGACCTTCAAACCACGCAACAAGGCTTTTCCTTGTACCGCTTTTGATAGGTAGAACTCTATGCTGCAAATAGCTTGGGAACACTAATACTGTGCCCTTGACGCGGGATGAGGCGTCTGGCGTTTGACATTCCGCGAACTCAAAGCCCCCGCCTTCATATTCGCTTGGATCTGAAAGCTGTACCGTAACGCTTAACTTTCTATCCCGCACCTCGTTGCCATCCCAGTTTACATCTATATGCCAATCGTAATGACCACCCTTGTTAGCATGATACTCTGTAAATTGAATGTCGCAAATATTTGCTACTTGGCAATGAAAAACGTTTTCGTTTGCCGCCTTAACATATTTCCAAAGAATGTCTTGAACCGCTTCATTACCACTCAACCATGCAACTTCACTTGATCTTACGCTTGTATCTGCATTGTTAAAGGTTGTCGCCTCTTGCGTATTAAGATTAGAAGCTTCCGCAAAGATCGTTGAAAGGTCTGTGTCGGATAACCCGCCAGACCACATTTGCCAGTTTTGTCTCATTATCCCTCCCAAGATAAATTTACTCTGGCTTAGTCGGCCATGTTATATCATTGGGGAAACCTGATTGCCCTGTGATGTCACGAAGTGCTTGACGATAAGATGATTGCGCTGCGGTCATGGTGCGGTCAGAAACCGCCCACCAATCCGTCTCTGCCAACCTAAAATCCCTCTCACCACGAACCAACTCTTCTGGCGTAAAGGTATCTTCCTCCATTGCAGCAATGGCTGCACCGTGTGCTGTTACACAGTCAGAAGCCCAAGAGGGGAGGGAACTTATGTCTTCATTTTCGACATCTTTGTACTCAATATGACCCGTCGAGCCATCCCATTGCAGTGCATGTAAGTTACTGGGAATGGCTATTGCAGTAAGGTCTATCTCTGCGTGGACCCCATCAACCAAAACCAAGCTATCATCTGCTACCACTGTCAGCTTCACTGTTGGATCTCCTTCATGTTCGCTTGGCCTAATACTTCTAAATCATGAGAAGCGCCTACTATTTCATTTCTAAGGCTCTCTACAGCCGCCCCCGTCTGCCTTTGCATCTGGGAGTTTTCAATAGCAAGTATCGGTTGCCACGCTATAGCGCACCCCCACTCATCTACATCCTCTCCCGTGTTAGGGTTGCTGCCACGAAGCTGGATGAACCAAGCGCAGTCAAGCTGTCTGCACTGATTAAAGTCATTCAATGGACAGAGATCTTTACTCTCAATCTTCATGTTTAGTCCTTAGTAGCGATAATAAGGTCAACGTATTGAACACGCATATCTAATGTGTGGCTGTGCGAGGAACCAGAAAAACTGTGGTTATGCGCAGAACCTGAGAAACTGTGGTTGTGGGCACTGCCTGAAAAACTGTGGTTGTGGCTAGAGCTACTACCCGTTGAAGATGTATTTGCGTGGTTAAACCTTGAAATTCCGTTTTGGCTGTTGACGTTACCATTAGATCCCACAGTTGACACACCAAAAGATGCAGTTGAGTTTAATCCTGCGAAACCATCAACGTGATTGTGAGATGGCATATTGGCTGTACTGAGGGTACGATTTCCAACCGATCCACCCGCCGTAGTATTACCAATTGAACCGCCAGCAGTAGTATTACCGATTGAACCTCCCGCTGAGGTAGAGCTAGTCGTTCTGTTGGCGAAAATCGTAGTGAAGGTGCTGTTACCGCCACTGCTAACCGTTCCAGTCACTACACGCAGAGCCTTGTTGTTATGCGATGTACTTTTTGTCCAACCTGTAGGAGCAGACGTTTGCTGAAACAGCATCTTAGTACCAGATGGAAATTCTCCTTGTTGCCCCTTCTGGCCTTTTTGTCCTGTCGGGCCAGTACCACCTGTAGAGCCAGTGCTTCCTGTTTGGCCTTTTTGACCCTTCTGCCCCTGCGGCCCTGTCGGTCCAGTTCCACCTGTCGGACCTTGTGACCCTGTTGGTCCTGTAGGGCCTGTTGGACCGTCTGGACCAGTAGAACCAGTCTGTCCTTTTTGACCCTTCTGTCCTGTTGGCCCTGTACCGCCTGTAGGGCCTGTAGGGCCGTCTGGACCCGTGGAGCCCGTCGGGCCAGTTGGCCCTGTACCGCCAGTATTACCTACTTCACCCTTCTGGCCCTTTTGCCCTGTTGGGCCTGTGGGGCCTGTGGGGCCTGTTCCACCAGTATTGCCAACCTCGCCTTTCTGGCCCTTTTGACCAGTCGGACCCGTAGGCCCTGTGCCGCCTGTAGGCCCTGTGCCACCTGTCGCGCCTACCTCACCCTTTTGGCCCTTTTGTCCTTGAGGACCGTCTGGACCAGTAGGTCCGTTTGGTCCTGTTGGGCCAGTCGGTCCCGTGGGGCCAGTAGGCCCAGTCGGTCCCTGCAACGCTGCATTGGCAATCGTCTGCTTTTCCCAAGCGGAAGCACTTACATCGTAAACAGGAATAAGATCAGAAGAACCTGCATCTGTTCCCGTAGCAAAACCTGTAAGAGAAGATCCTACATTTGAGCTATCTGTTACGTCAGCATTGGTTTCTACGGTATCTAACTTTGTACCGTCAGTTGCGATATCACGCCCGTCAACCGTGCCCGTAACTGCCAAGTTACCCGTAACCGTGGCCCCAGAAGATGTTGCTGCAACCTTGGTAGACCCTGCATTCTGCAAGATGTTTAGGTCACTGGCTACCGCACTAATAAATACAACAGCATTCCCCGCAAGGCTGATTGCATTATCTGAGTTTGAACTCTCTTGCACAGTCCTTGTAAGGGTTGTGCCAGAAGCGGTATATGTACCAGTACCTATTTCAAAGTTAGAGGTCTCTTCGATGACGTACTGTACTACGTCACCGTTACTAACCCCAGCATCCGCGAAACTCTGAAACCCCGTAGACGCACTGCCAAGTGTGATTGTGCCAGTACCCGTGGTACTGGTTGTCATCTTGGCTCTGTTAAAGAGCTTCGCCATGATACTGCCTTATGTTAGTTGGATGACACCGTTGCTTGGGCTGAAGTCTAAGGTAAAGGTATCACCGTTGTTCAACGTCAATGAAGTGCCATAATCATAGTACCCAATGATTGGGTCTGCTGGAGAAGAAACCGTATCATCAAAGATATAGATGTAACGGAAGGGACCAACAGTGCCAGAGGCAGTGAGCGTAAGATCTGCAACAACCAGCTTATATACACCACCAGACTGTGATGATGAACTTGTAGTAAGGTTGCGAGAAGAGCAATTGCTGTAGCTAATCTGTGTAAGATTGCCAACAATACCGTTACCATCTGCGGTTGGGTTGCTTGACTCACTTCCCGGCGCAGTGTTTGTTAAGGCTACCGCAAGCTGGTCGCTTGCTAGATCCATATTGTGGACTGCGTTTACCACAAAATCGTTTACTTTGTTAAAGCTCGCCATTTAGATAACTCCTATCATGCTATGCGAATTATAGCAGATGTGGCATCCGCTACGGGGAATTGTATTTCAAAGGTACTATCACTAGCAACCCTGTCGCTTCCAAAGTCTAACACAGCAACAGCTTTATTGGAAGCACTCGCGTTATAGATCAGTGCCCCCCTTGCTGTAAAGCTTGCGTCAGTCCATGAAATATTATCAAAGTCCACAATAGCAGTTGTGCCAGAGGTCTTTGGAAATGTAGATGTCACTGTCAACGGCTTGCCCCCCGCAGTGTATGCCGTTCCAGTTGTATTAGTTATTTCGTTTGTTGTACTATACACAGTTGTATCCGCGCCCAAAGATGCTGCGCTAGAATACAAAGCTATCCTGAACGTATGTGCATCAAAGTCATGCTCTGCCTTTAAAAGCTGAAGCTTAAAAGACGTACATGTTGTTTGAATTATTGCCATACCTTATCTCCTACGCGGCAGGTTGCCTGTATGTATCAGTTCTCAACTTAGCGCCCAAAGAAGCCATATTGATAAGGGCTGATGAATATCTCTCATTATACAACTGAACCATATCGCCTTCGCCCTTCATAAACGTATACGCCTCTATAAGAGATCCGTAAAGCAATGTCGCTTCCGCATTGTCGCCAAGCCAAGATGTGCCAGAAGTAACAATAGAAGGTGGATCATAATAGTAATGCAACTCCAAGTCGTATGCTGCATCAGGCGTAGGGCCAAGCAAAAAGTTGCCATTACCTGTAGCGGTATCCCCATCAAATATTGCGTAATACTGTGGCAATCCCTGCACCGTGGTATCAGGGTAGGCCTCTCGTACAAAGTTTACCTCTTTGTCTAAAAGATAGGTGTACGTTGTGCCATTGATAATAGCTAAAGAGAACGTGGCTAGAAAGTCATCAGGCCTCGCAACATACTTATTGCCAGCGTTTACATTGCCTGTGACGTTCCTGCGTAGCTCTGGAATAGTGATATCCCTAAAGATCCGCTCTTCAGCCTGACGCACAAAGTTAGGAATATTGGTCACAAAGGTACTCTCTGTGTTCTCCGTATAGTCTTTGATCGCTTGCGTCAGTTCTGAATAGTTCATTTGAACTTATTCCTCTTGGTACAGGTTATCGAATATTTTGTTGACATCCATAGTATAGTCTAAATCAGATTTTGAATAGTGTATATGTTGAGATGGCTTGAAGTCTGGGGCACCCGTGCCAGTCTCAAACCACGCAGGGTGAGTAACCCTTACACGATTGTTAGGCAGCGCCACCACATTCCCAGTCCATTCTCCAGCATCTAGAAGCTGCATAACATGACTTTGCTTGTGCTGCGCTGGGTCATCCGCTATCTCACCTTCAGAGTAATCAACAGTGAACATATACTTGGCAGGGTACATGTTCCCATCTATCTTTGCTAACCAAGGACATGGCGTTGCTCTATCTAAGACGTACACAGCGTGATTGTAGGACGAACAGTCCCAAGGCTGGGCATCATGCACAGCCATAGGAGAAGGCCACTCAGTGAGCGGCTCATCGGCTACAAGAGCGGTTATAGGCATTCTCGCCCACATTGCCCCACCGTGTACATTCTCATCCCCTTCTTCATCTGCCTCACATCCTGTAAAGATAACTTGAAAGCTCAAGCACCTATTTGGCATTGTTGTTACCGCTATTGCCATCGCATGTAAGAACTCGCCGTGGTATTGTTCATGATTGTGAGTATACTCACGGCGAACCCAACACTTGAAGTGCGGTATGTTACTCTGCAAATACGCCAATTAATCCCCCCCCAAATTAAATCTATCCGTTTTTGCGGAACCTCTGCGGCCTAGCTGCACCACTACCTCTTGCCATTGTGCCGCCAGACATTTTTTTAGTTACACCACCCTTAGCATAACCTTTTTTCTTCATAGCCCCGCCTTTTGCGTAGCCCTTTTTCTTCATAGCGCCACCCATCATCTTCTTGGCAACGCCACCCTTTTTCATTTTTCCCACACCATCAGCCGCAAATGCTGGGACACTCTTCCCATTCTTTTTGACCATAGGCATCTTTCCACCTGATTTCATTGCCACAGGCTTTTTCTTTTTCATTGCGCCGCCAGCCATCTTCTTGGTTACGCCGCCTTTCTTGTAACCCTTCTTCTTCATCATCGCTTTAACTCCTAAATTATGTTGATAGTAACAGTGCCAACTTCAGCCTGCATAAACTGAAGATCGTTCCAAACAGGATTAAACCCAAACAGACCCCGACTCTCTTCTAAGGATGTGTCTGGCCTTGGATTCCTCAAAGACTG